AAATCGATATGAAGATTCAAGATGGAACAGAACTTTATTAACTTATAAATTTGCCAATGGTTCTTACATCGAGTTTTTTAGTGCTGAACAAGAATCAAAGCTACGAGGTGCGAGGAGAAATGTACTTTATATTAATGAAGCTAATAATATTAGTTTTGAAAGCTACCATCAATTAGCTATCCGTACAAGTGGTGATATATGGTTAGACTTTAATCCAACATCAGAATTTTGGGCGCACACCGAAGTATTAAAAGACAATGATGCAGACCACATAATATTAACATATAAAGATAACGAGGCATTACCCGAAACAATTGTACAAGACATTGAACAAGCAAGGATAAAAGCGCAATCAAGTTCATATTGGGCAAATTGGTGGAAGGTTTATGGATTAGGTGAAATCGGTTCACTGCAAGGGGTTGTATTTGATAACTGGCAACAAGTAGCACGAATACCAACAGATGCAAAGTTATTAGGTTACGGAATGGATTTTGGATTTACAAATGACCCTACAACATTAGTCGCAGTTTACAGAATGGATAACCAACTTTACTTTGATGAGTTACTATATCGAACTAATATGACTAATACTGATATTGGAAACTTTATGAAAGCAGAGGGTATAGGTAGACCATACGAGATAATAGCAGATAGTGCGGAACCTAAATCAATTGAAGAATTAAGAAGGCAAGGATTTATGATTACACCTGCAAAAAAAGGAGCAGACTCAATAAAAATAGGAATAGACATATTAAAAAGAGAGCCATTTTATGTTACTCAAAATTCAACTAACATAATCAAAGAGTTAAGAGCATACCAATGGGCAACTGATAGAGATGGAAAGGTAACAGGTAAACCAGTAGACCATTCTAACCACTCAATAGATGCAATGAGATACTTTGCATTAAACAAGTTGAATAACAGACCGAGTGGCAAGTATGCTACTTTTAAAATTTAGCAAAAAAGTAAAAAATTTATATATTAAAGAAGATGAAGTTTGAAAAAATAACCATTAGTCAGTTTATAAAATGCAAAACAATTGCAGAACTTGAAACAGACCCATTGAATCGAAACATTAAAATGTTAGCTGAATTAACAAACAAAACATTTGATGAAATAGAATCGATGCCAATTGAAGCCTTAACAAAAGCGTTAAAAGTATTTAGTGAAATAGAAAACCTAAATCCAAACGCGCGAGTGAAAATGGATTTTAAAGTAAAGGGTAGAAGGTTTAAATGTATTTGGCAAACTCAAAAATTAAAGGCAGCGCAATATATTGATGCAACATCCTTCTGCAAAGATGAGGTGAACATAATAAACAACATTCATAATATACTTGCAGCGATTTGTGTTGAGAAAACATGGTATGGTAAGGTAAAGAAATACGATGGTGCAAATCATAAAGAGGTTGCAGACTTGTTTTTAAACCACATGAAAATTGAGCAGGCATATCCTATCATGCTTTTTTTTTGCAGGTACTACAAGGAATTAGCAGACAATATCCTAATTTATTTGGAATCGGAAGCGGAGAAAGCACTGGCGAAAGTGAAGCCAATATTGGACAAACATTCGAAACTAAGTGGGGTTGGATTGTAGCAATAAACAACCTTGCAAACAACGATAGAAGTAAGTGGGAATACTACGAAGATATGAACATAATAGAGTTCTTAAACACATTAGTATTCTATAAAGACAAAAGTGAAGACGATAAAATAAAATGGCAAGCGCAGCAACGAACATAGGCAGTAAGTATGGCAGTTCATTAGATACCTTTGCAAAGGATTTAAAGAGTGGTGTTGATGCTGTATTCTTGAAGTGGGCTAATGATTCTATTTTAATAATGTCAAAGATTATAAAGAGTAAAGCAAGAACCAAGCAAGCGAGTACGTTAGCATCTGATTTATACCCTAATGTAATTAATAATGGAATCCAAATAGTAACCACTCAAAATTATTGGGAGTTTGTGGATGAAGGTGTAAAGGGTGTATTTAACAAAGGCAAAGCACCTAACAGCAAATTCAGTTTTAAAAACTTAGGAGTGCCAAAGGATATGCTAAATAGTTTTAAACAATACATAGCACGAACTGGAAGTAAGGGATTAAGAAAACAAAGTTTAATCCGAAAGAATAAAAAGAAACAAGCAGACTTAATCACAAAGGAAGCTATGAGTATGGCAGTAGCAACCAAGATAGGTGGAATAAAACCAATGAACTATGTCGAACCTGCTGTAGGTGCTAAAAGATTAAAGATATTGAATAAAGCACTATCAAAAGAAATGGCAGTAAAAATAAGATTAGCAATTATAAAGTAATTATAAAATAATGGCAATAACAATAATATCAACCCCAAGTGCATTTATGGCTGCTTACAATCAAGTACCATATACAATTAGTTCAAATATGACCGCACAACCTAACTTTAACTTCATAGTTGATGTAAACCAAACAGGAGGTGCAAATAATCCATTGGCCAGGTTAAAATATCCAGTACAACCAAGTTCAGCACAATTAACTTTTGATATTGGTAACGTACTTAAAAACTATGTCAGTTACGACTTTAACAATGTTACAGCAGTATTTGCAAGTAACACTAATTCAAGATTGCAATACTTTGTTCAGTTTCGTGAATTATACGATGTAAGTGGCATACCAACATTAACAGGAGTTTTAGCAAGTCACCCAACAACCCCCAGTTCAAGTAGTTTTAATTTAGCAACTAATTCAATCTTTGATTTTGAAGACTATTCCAACGCTGCTATGGTAAACAAAAGCATAACTAATATTGGCTACCTATCAAACGCATCAAGTATTGAAAGAATTGAAAGCAATCAAGAAAAGTTCTTATATTGGTTTGACCCAAGCAATAAAGTAAAATACATCCAATACACAGGAGCAACTGGTAATGTAGTAACAGCAGTTAGTTTACCTGCAACAGAGTATCAATTTAGCACAAGAGCAGGGAAATATGCACAAGATATACTAATAGCAGGTGGCATAAGCATAATAGATACTTACAATGTATCATTATTAGGTGCAACAAGTAATGTTTTAGCATCAAGAACTTTTAATTTAAACACAGAATGCAGCCAATATCCAACAGTAAGACTACATTGGATGAATAAATTAGGCGGATTTGACTCGTTTAACTTCAATAAAAACACTATAAACGCAATGGAAATAGAACGTAAACAGTTCAAAGCACCATTGCCAATTGGTTATAGCAAACAAGATAGGCTAAAAACCAACTACAACACTACAATAAACGACAAAATAAGCATCAATAGTGATTGGATAACAGAAGCAGAAAGCACGTTACTTGAAGAGTTGGCCACATCACCAGTAATATACTTAGAAAGAACACCTACATCATTCGTAGCAGTTAATATAACCAACACAAATTATGAGATAAAGAAATTCCTAACTGATAGAAAGATGTTTAATTTATCATTTGAAATAGAATACACATATTTAAGATATAGACAATCGCTATAATGAATGAAAATAGACTAATAATAAACCAAGTATCAGGTGCTAACATAGTTGAGTATGAACTTGATTTGTATGACAACGTGCCATTGCCTATTAACAAGAGTATAATTGACATACAGAACATAGCTGAAAGAAAAAGTGATTTCAGTAAAACAATTACTTTGCCTGGCACGAGTAACAACAATGATATTTTTAGTAACATATTCAATTTAGCAAGGTCAGTTCAAAACACTAATACATATAACTTTGCACCTGACTTTAACCCAAACTTAAAAGCTAATGCCATACTTTATAAGAATGGAATAGCAATGATTCAAGGATACTTGCAACTAACTAATATCAATATAGTTGATGAGAACCAAATAGAATACGAGATAATAATAATAGGAAAGTTTGCAAACTTGTTTCAAGACTTAGGCGAAAAGAAACTTAATGAACTTGATTTAAGTGCTTATGACCACACCTGGAACTTTACTAACATTCAAGCAAGTTGGACACCAAGCGCAACACGAGGATATTACTATGGATTAATTGACAAAGGTTTTAGCAATGACCAAAAAGGATTTTATACTGCTGACCAAAAACCACAAATATTCGCACGAACAATAGTAGATGCAATATTTAAAGATGCAGGTTACAGGTATAGTTCTGATTTCTTTACTACTGGTAATTTTAATAAATTAGTAGTTCCATGTACACAAGACCAATTATTATTAACAGAAACAGAAGTTAATAATAAAACTTTTGAAGCTAATAGAACATCTGAT